GAGCTGCACAGCGAAACAATGCACACAGCAAGAATGTCAACACGTATGAAAAGCGTGGCGGCAAGGGTATCACGTTTGACGGCACTGTTTCTTCTGGTGAATACATTGACATTATTCGTGGCATTGACTGGTTGACAGCACGCATTTGCGAAGCAGTATATGCCAAGTTGACAAGCGTTGAAAAAATACCTTTCACAGACGAAGGCATTGCAATAATCGAATCAGAAATTCGTGCTGTGCTTGAAGAAGCAGAAGGTGTTGGCTTATTGACTAACAACCCAAAATATGTTGTCACCGTGCCACTGGCGCGCAACGTAAGCACTGCAGACAAAGCGAATCGCTGTTTGCCAGATGTAAAATTCACAGCAACACTTGCAGGCGCAATTCACAAAGTCACTGTGAATGGCGTTGTGTCACTCTAAAATCGAGGTAATGAAATGCCAGTAAATACTTATGACGCTTCACAAGTCAACGTGCTTGTTGCAGGTGTACCAATTCTTGACGAAGCAGAAGGCGAATTTCTAAGCATAGACCGTTCGACTGACGCATACACGAAAACCGTTGGCACACGTGGCAGTGTGGCGCGATCGAAGTCAACAGACAAGTCTGGTGAAATTGTCATCACCTTGAAGCAGACGTCACCAACAAATGCAGTCTTCACTGCGCTTGCTGTCGCTGGCGAACTGAATGACGACGACATTGTGCCAGTGCTTATCACAGACAAGTCTGGTGCTTCTGTTCACTTTGGTGGCGAATGTTGGATTCGAAAACAACCTGCAGCAGCCTATGGTGCAGAAATCACCAATCGTGAATGGATTTTTGATGTTGCATCGCTTGAACACGGCAATGCAGGCAACGCATAAAAAACGTATAAAAAGGCGGAAAACATGAAACACTCAGCATCAAAGCAAATTGACGGTGTCAGCGTTGAAGTTGTGCAGTTCACAGCCACAGAAGGCTTGTTGATTGCGCAGAAACTTATGAAACTTTTTAGTTCTGGCGCGTCAGAAGTGATTGGCAGTTTCGACGACGTCAGCAAATTGTCAAATGTCATGGACATGGACATCAGCGGCGACGTCATTGGTCGAATGGTCAAAGGTCTTGCAGATCAACTTGAAGGCGAAGGCACGGTTGATCTTATCAAGCGAATGTTGTTGTCAACGAAAATCGATGGCGTTCTTGTTGGCGGTCAATTTGACACTTTGTTTATGGGTCGATTTGGCACGTTGTTCAAAATACTGGGCTTCGTGATAAAGGTGAACTTTGCAAATTTTTCAAACGACGACGCTGGCAGTCAATAAGACCAGGGTCGTCTGCAGTAAACATACAAGATGACGTCGACTGGTACTTGTGGCGACTTGTTCTTGCAAAGGTCACTACACTTGAAGAAATAGAACGTCATTGGTCGCTTGACGACCTTCTACAGTGTCACGAAGCACTTGACGTTCAAGAAGAAATTGAATATCGTGAAAACGAAAGGTTGAAACGTGAACAAGAAAGGTCGAAGAAATAATGATTGTTAGGCAACTAATCACTGAATGGTTGCTTGACGTCAATACTGCAGACCTTGACAAGTTCGACAGCGCCATTGAAAGTGCCACCAAGAAGGCATCGAACATGGGGCGAACGCTCGAAGGTGCAGCGCGCCAGGCAGCAAACTTTGGCAAGACCGCCACGCTGTTCGTCAGTGTGCCGCTTGCTGGTATTGGTGCCGCATTCGCCAAGACTGCGATCGAAGCAGAAGAAACATTTTCAAAATTTGACACTGTCTTCAAAGACGTCGCGAAGGGTGCTGAACAAAGCGCGCGAACACTCGTTGACGAATATGGCCTTTCGTCAGTAGCAGCAAAACAATTGCTGTCTGACACTGGCGACTTGCTTTCTGGCTTTGGGTTCGAAGGTGATCTTTCACTTGGCCTGTCAGAAGAAGTGCAGAAACTGTCTGTTGACCTGGCTTCATTCACGAACTTTTCTGGTGGCGCAAAGGGTGCGTCAGAAGCGTTGACAAAAGCATTGCTTGGTGAACGTGAAAGTGTCAAAGCACTTGGCATTGCGATACTTGAAGAAGACGTGAAAGCCAAGGTCAAAGCACTTGAAGCAACTGGCAGATTCACGAACGAAACTGAACGCCAGCGAAAGGCAATTGCAACACTGGCCATTGCACAAGAACAATCGAAGAATGCCATTGGCGACTTTGGTCGAACCAGTCAAAGCACAGCAAACCAAATACGTTTGTTGCTTCGAGACATTGAAGAAATTCGCCTTGAATTTGGCAACCTTCTTTTGCCGATCGTGAAAGACCTGGTTGCGGTTGTTCGTGACTGGGCAAAAGCGTTGCGTGATATGCGACCAGAACAGAAAGAATTGCTGTTGACATTCTTAAAAATGGGTGTGATTATACCGCCACTTATATTTGGCATTGCAAAACTTGTTTCGACGCTTCTGACACTTGGCCGTGGCGCACTCGCATTGAAGGCGTTGGCACTCGCATTTCGAACAACAGGCAGCGCAGCATTGATTGCGCAATTGAAAATTCTTGCAATACCGCTTTTGATTATCGCTGCAATTGCTGCAGTCGTTCTTGTGGTGCAAGACTTCTACACATTTTTGCAAGGTGGCGAATCATTCATTGGTGACCTGGTCAATGCCTGGTCTGAAACATTCGACGGCTTTGTTGACAGCGTGAAGAACGGTGTTGCAGAAATGATTGAAGACCTTGACAAATTTCTTGGGTTCACTGACAAAATCAATGCAGTGTTTGACTTCTTTGGTGTTGGCGACGACCCAAGGCAGAACTTGCCACGTGGAGCGACTATTGCAAGCACTGGTGTTCAATCAGTGTCTGGCCGTGCTGCGCAGCGTAGGCGCGAAACAGCAAGTCGAAACGTGACGGTTCAAGCCCAGGTGACAAATCAATTTCCATCTGACGTGACAAAACAGCAAATCAACACTGCAAATCGTGCTACCAAGCAAGGGTTGACAGGCGCACTTGACGACGTTGTCATTCACGCAGACGCAAACATTGGTGGTAACTGATGACCGTTGGCAATTCTTCATTCTTGTTCACTCAGTTGTTCGACAACCGAAACAAACTTGACTTGACAACCGTTGCAGACAATGGCGAAATTGGTGTGATCGAAATACCAATTGACGCAACCATTTCTGAACAGCACACATTGAATTCGCAAATCACGAAGAACGCAATTGAAAGTGGGTCAAAAGTTGGTGACCACATTCACAATGACCCAATTGAATTGTCAATGACTTGCACAATCACAGATTCGCCAGTTCGATTCTTGGCAGGCTTGACCAGTCGTGGCGTGAAACCAACGCAAAACGCCTGGGAGATGTTGAAACAGTTGCGTGACGCCAAGACGCCATTCACTGTTGTGACTGGCCTGCAGACCTATGAAAACATGGCAATCGCTTCGCTGGGTGTGCCCGTCGACGCAGACACTGGCAATCAACTTGTTTTTACACTCGATCTTGAAGAAGTGCCTATTGTCACCAGTGAAACGGTGTTTCTTTCGCCAGCAGAAAAAGACACTGGCCAGGCAACAGCAGACAAGGGCACGCAATCACCAGCGCCACCACCAGCGGCACAGACTGAAAAAGTCAACCAGTCTTGGGCCAAGGCGTTGTTCTAAGGTTTGCCATGTCAATAGTCATACCAGTATTCGACGAATCAAGTTTCACTGAACAAATCACCTTGAATGGTGAAGTGTTCAAAATCGGTTTCAAGTACAACAGCCGTGATGACACCTGGCACATGGACATTGCCAGGCGCGACGGCACAGTTCTTGTTGCAGGCAGAAAACTTGTCGCAGAATTCACGCTGTTTCTTCGATTCAAATACATGCAAGATATGCCCAAGGGTGACATGCTTCTTTTTGACACCAAAGGTGAAGGCCAAGAAACGACACGCGACGACTTCATTGACCGCCACATTCTTTCATTCTTGACAGACGAAGAAATTGCAGCGATATGACGACGCTTTTCAACAGGGTCACAAGGGTGACTATTGAAAACGAAGGCCAAGAGCGAAAAACGCTGGGCAACGTCAGAACCCAATTCGAGATTGTGAAAACACAAAAGTCGCAATCGAACACATTGACTTTGACAATGTATAACTTGGCAGAAGACACAATGAATTTGCTGCGTGGTAGCAAAGACGGTGCCGCCACGATCGAACTGTTTGCTGGTTATTCAGAAGACGTGTCATTGATATACAAAGGCAACGTCTTGCCAAACGGTGTTGTTGTATCTCGACAAGGCACAGACAGAATCGTTGAAGTTCGTTGTGGTGACGGTGCCCAAGAATTCAAAGAAAACAAAGTTTCTGTTTCATTCAGTAAGGGCATCACGGTTCGCCAGGTGATTGACGACGTCATCAAGCAGACTGGTTTTGACCTGGGTGAAATCAAAGGTCTTGACGGTATAGACGGCACCTTTGAAAATGGCTTTTCTGACATTGGCCCAATTCGAAAAGTCATGGACAGGATAGCGAAAGCAGGCAATGTTGATTGGTCTGTGCAAGACGGTGCCATTCAAATTCTTGGCAAAGAAGACGTTCGCGACGAAAGCGCATTCTTGCTGAATGAACGAACTGGTCTTCTTGGTTCGCCAAGTTTGACCAAGAACGGTGCAAAGTTTCAGTCATTGCTTTTGCCGAAAATGAACATTGGTCGCCAGATCATTGCAGAATCTGAATTGATAACTGGCGCATACAAGGCCATCAAGGTCACGCACGAAGGTGACAACCAAGAAGGCCCGTGGTTCACCACAACAGAAACGGTTGAAGCATGAGTGATACCACACCAACACTTGGCGAATTCGTTGAACGCGCAATTGAACTTGGCATTGAAGACTTGAATGTTTGCGTGCCTGCAGAAGTCGTTTCATTTGACGGTTCGCGCGCGCGTGTCAAGCCTGGTATTTCAAAGAAGTTTGGCGAAAGCGAATATGTTGAAATGCCAGAAATCGACAGTGTTCGAGTCGCAACACTTTCTGGTGGCGGTGCAATCATTTCATTGCCAGTTTCAAAAGGCACGACTGGCTTCTTGCTTTTTTGCGATCGACAAATTGACGCTTGGTTGAACACTGGCAAGACCAGCGAACCAACAGACCCAAGAACACACGCATTATCTGACGCAATCTTTGTGCCTATGCTGCAAACGTTCAGCGAAGAAATTGACAAGAATGACGTCGTCATTGCATTTGGCCAAAGTGAATTTCGAATTGCCAAGAACGGCACCATGTCAATGAAGACTTCTGGCGGTGAACTTTCAATTTCGTCAAGCGGCAAACTGGTGTTCGACGGTCTTCAAGTCGTACTTGGTGGCCAGGCTGCAGAAGTGGTTGACATTTTGCTTTCAACTTTGCAATCGCTTGGCCGTGCAGTGACACCACTTGCGCCAGCAGGCACAGCGCCATTGTCAGAAGTCGCATCGTTTGTGCAATTGGCTGCGCGTCTGCAAACAATCAAGGGTTCAAAGTAAAATATAGTATGTCTGATTTGAAACTACTTGACAGCGGTGAACTAGCAATTGACAATTTTGACCTGGTCATTGTGACTGGCGTCGACGCACTTGTTCAAAGGCTTGCAATAAAGTTGCGCCACTTCTTGGGTGAATGGTTTCTTGACACAAGTTTTGGCGTGCCATACTATGAACACGTTATGAAGAAAAACCCAGACCCAGCGCAAATGCATGCCGCTTTCACGAATGCGATTTTGTCAACGCCTGGTGTCGTTCGACTATTAGAATATGACATTTTTTTTGACCCTTTCGACAGAGAATTGCAGGTTGACGCAAGAATTTTGACTGTTGACGGTGTCACTGATTTGGCAGAAGTTTTGCAGGTGATTTGATGGCATTTGGATTGACAAGCAGTGGCTTTTCGTTGAAGCGATTGGCAGACATAAAAAGTTCAATTGAAGAAGACTTGAAAAGTGAATTTGGCACGAACATCAACACTGCGCCAGATTCTGTCTTTTCGAAATTGATTGGTGTGTTTTCACGCGAACTGGCGCTTGCCTGGGAACTGGGCCAAGCGGTCTACAATTCGCAATACCCAGAAACGGCAGACGGTGTGCCACTCGACAATGCTGTTTCGCTTGTTGGCGTCACACGCCTTGGCGCAACACCATCGATTGCGCGCGACGTCAAAGTGATTGGTGTTGTTGGCACAACAGTTGGCCAGGGTTCAAAAATTTCAATACCAGGCACGACGACCGTGTTCGAATCAATTGCTGGCGGCACGATCATTGAGCAGCCACAGCAAGAAACATACACGATTGGCCAGGCAGTTGCATCC